GTAGGCCCAGCCAGGCTGCCCGAAAATCGTCCACGTCACCGCCACCGGCAGCGGCCAGCAGGGTGGCAGGCAGGCTGAGCGCTGCAGCCGGGGCTGTGCTCACCCCGCCGCCCAGCAACGCATTGATCGCGGGGTGGCTCAACAGCGTCCGCTTAAACGTGCGCCAGTCAGCAATTGGCGCCGGCTCTGGGATGTCCACCACGCTCCAGCCCCAGCGCCATTCGCCAGCCTCCAGGTCCACCGTGCGGGTCTGGTTGGCCTGCTGGCCGGCGCCGGGCTCAGGGGGAGCCTCGCGCACCACGCGGAGCACTGCGTAGCGGGGATCGAGCTGCTCGACCGGCTGATCATCCGCTCTGGGGTAATCCCGAACCTGAGCGGTCTGGGTGTCGAACAAGACGAGGTTTCGCATGATCAGACCCTCCGCACGAATAGCGAAACCTTCAAGCCCGCACCGGCCACCGTGCTACCGATCTGGTCAATATCGATGCTGATCTCGGCGTCGTCCGCCAAGCTGGAATCTGTGATCGTTGCGGCGCTGGCCGCGGTGGTGCTGCTGAACTCGGTGGCGTCGATGCTGAGTTTTGTGCCCAGCACGCTGGCGCCTGCCTCGTTCACGTCCACGATCAGCGTGCTGCCGGTCGGCGCTGTGTTGACATTGGCCCGCACCGCCAGCAGGGTGGCAGCAAACGGCATCCTGAATCTCACCTGGCTGGTGCCGGTAGTGAGATCCGATGATTCGTCGCCCACCGGGATCACGATTACATCGGAATCGCGCTGATGCCGGTGGTTCCCCAAGGCGTAGTCCGTGCCACTACCGATCGCTGCAGTAGCCGCCAGCGGCTGCGGGGCGGCATTGGTCGGGGCGGGAATCGACGGCAATCCCGACAGGCTGCCGTAAGCGATCTGCCCCCCATCTCCGCCGTTGTGGTCGTGGCTGTTGCCGTTGGTCACACCCTGCGCGGCAGGTGCGAAGTCGCCGGTGTTGGCCGCCGCTGCTGTGCCCAGGGTGGGGCGCCCGCTTAGATCGCCATAGGCCCCCGTGAAGCCCACCCGGGCCATCGCCGCGCCGGTGCTCACCAGGATGGTCCCGGTGTTGACGTTCACCCTCACTACGCTGCCGACCGCCTGTACCAGGCCGCTGGCCGGGGGAGTGGCAACCAGAGCCCCGCCAGCGCCCACGTAAAGCCGGTCCCTGATCTGATAGCTGTTGGAATTGAACGGCCTCAGCTCGCCCAGGATCACGGCATCGCCATCGCCGTTCTGGGCCAAAGCGGTCTCCAGCACGCCGATCGCTGGCATTTTGAGCGGATCGGTCGGGTCGCAGGCCGCCACTGTGATCCGATCGGTGTCGCCCACGCTGCCAGTCGCATAGACCGCCGTGCCCGCCGCTAGCGGGCCGCCGCTGGTGTTTTTGACGTGAACGTAGAAGTTCCCGGCAATGCTGCCGTGGATGTGTGGGATGACGACCGGCGCTGCGCCGGTGATCGTCAGGCCGGTGAATGATGGGCTGTCAGCCGTGCCCAGGCCCAGCAGCGTGCGCTGTGCGGCCTCGTTGAGGGCCTCCACCATGGCGCGGCCTGCCGCAGTGCTGGCGCTGGTCCACCATGCCGCGATGGCCTGCCGCACCCGTTGCGCCGTAAACGCCCGTCGGGTCGTCGCGGTGCCGGTCTCGGCCTCAGCCTGCTCGATTGTGGCAGCGGTCCATTCGCGGGCGTCGCTCAGCCGGGCATCGCTCAGCCCCACATAGGCCGCCTCACCCTCGGCGGCGGTCAGGTAGCCGGGGTGGGGGTCTGCAGCGGCTACGTGGGCAGCCACAGCACTGCTGATCGCACCACCGGCCAGATTCGCAATCGCCTGGGTGCTGGCGTCCACCGTGGTGCCGTTCTGATCCATCGGCACCCGCTCGGTTCCATCGAGCGGGGTCGTGGCGTTCGGCAGGCCTGTAATCGTGGTTTCAGCCATGCCTACAGAATACGGAGTTGCTTGTTATCCAGAGTCGTGATCCGCAGGCCGCTCAGCGTCGCCAGGGAGGTGACGACCTCCTGCACTAGCTCCAGCACCATCACGCAGAACCGGCCATCAGCCTGCCGCAACGGCTCATGCTGCAGCTTGTACGTCAGGCCTTCGTGCTGCACTTGGTCGCCATACTGCAAACCGCCGAACTGATCGGTCCTGACGGTCAGCGCATAGTCCACCGTCACCACGTTGTCATTCATAATGATCTGGCTGGCGCGGTCCATAAACCCCAAACCAACAACGGCCCCAGCAGTGACGCTGGAGCCGAAGTCAGCCAGTAGGAAATCATCGGGGATTTCCTGGATCATGGTCAGACCGCGTAACGGGCGCCGCCGACTGCCACACAGCTCACGGCAGCCGAGTAGGAGGATGCCAGGCCGGAGAAGGAGATGCGCAGGAAGGGGCGCAGTTCCTCGCGGGCAACCGCCACTTTCTGGGTGCTGGCAGCAGCGGTCAGCTGAGCGAACGCGCCGTTGGGCACGTCGTCATAAGTGCCGCCGACGGTCAGCGAGTGCTGCAGCTTGGCGTTGATGGTTCCCGTCGAACTGGTGCCGGCGCTCAGGATGAACAGGGCGTCACCATCGATGCCCGACAGATCAACGCCGGTGGTGTCGCTGTTGGAGCTGAGGGTCGCGGGAGTGCGGATGCTGAAGGCCTGGAGCTGCTCCAGGTTGCGTTGCTGAATGGCCATGGATCAATCCTCCGGGGTGGGGGTGGGGTCAGGGGTGGAAGTTTTTGCAGAGCGCCGCGGCTTGGGTGGACAGGCCGGGGCGGGCTCAAGTTCGGGCTCTGGCTCGGGCTCTGGCGCAATCGACGCCATGCCCAGCGCCAGCAGCTCGTTAGCTGGGCCTTGAGGAAGGTCAGCCACCTCACCCATGGCGAGGTGGCGACCGTCTGCTCTGCAGTTCGAGAGAATCTGCAGCCTCATAATCAGGTGCCCAGAGCGAACGACTGAGCGCGACGCACTGCTACGTCGAAGTCCTGATGCACGGTCAGGATCACCTGGCCGCTGGCGCTCTGGGTGTAGGGGTCAACCACCACATCCAGGCCGCTCCACATGCCCACCACGCAATCGGCGAAGTTGCCGAACAGAACATCGTTCTGCTGCATCTGGTTGGACACGGTGAACTGGTAACCGTTCACAGTGCCGGCATCGGTCATTATGTAGTCAGAGCCAGCCGAGGATGCCCTCAGGGTCTGCTTCAGGGCGCCGCGCACCACGCTGTTGCCGATGTAGCGCATTGAGCCGGCGTCGAGGTTGTCGATCGCCAGTTCGGTTTCCAGGTCCACGTAGTCGCCCCAGTCACCGCAGTTCAGAGCAGAGCCACCGCCGAGGCTGGCGGGGAAGTCCTTAGCAGTGCCGCCAGCGAAGGTCACCGAGCCAATGCCGGTGGTGTTGATGATGCCCAGCGGCTGGCCGTTGGAACCGGTGCCGTAGCCGATGGTGTAGTCCATGCCCAAGGCCACGGACTCGGCCATGTCGATCCGCACCAGGTTCTCCACGTCGGGGGAGCTCTGGATCATCATCCGGCGGCTGATCGGCACGCGAACGCCGATGGTCCGGGGGATCATGTTCACCAGGCCGAAGGTGAGCTTGCTGTTGGCAACATCAGCATTCTCGCCGACGAAGTAATACTGGCTGGAGCTGAGCTTCTTGGGGATCTCAACGTTACCCTCCAGGCCGGAGAGCATGGTGAGGCCGCTGTTCAAGAAGGCGCTGCGGTTGCGGATCAGATCAATGAACTGTGCATCGAGCCGATCGGTGCCGACCAGTGCACCACCATCGCCGAAGGTGCCGACCACCTGGCCGGGGGTCTCAGCAGCGCGGCTGGAGCCCAGCACTTCCCAGGGGATCAGCACGCCATTGGCAGAGCGGCTGTGCTTGGCCTGGGCGGCACGGGCCACCTCCAGCTCAAAGCCGGCGGCCTCAGCGGTACGGGGGTTGGGGTCGGCCAGATACTGAGCGACACGCAGGAAGCTGTAGCGCTTCACCTCACGCTTGCTCAGGCCCAGCTCAGCGCCGCCGGCATCGTGCACGCGGCCCTCAAAGGGAACCTTGCGCATGCCGATCTGTTCCATCACCACCGCACGGGCGGCATCGATGGAAGCTTCGTCATTGATGAGTTTCTCGACCAGCTCCGGGAGTTGGAACTGGTCACACATGCCGCGGATGGCTGCGACGCGTTCACGCTCGGCCTGCCGGGCGTTCTGCGCCACCTCCTCCACGTTGATCGTTTCAGTGGTCATTGGGATTGGATCGGATGATTCAGTCCGCTCGGCGGTCTGTGCTGTCAGGCTATGGAGGGCCTTGCTAACAGCAGACTTGACCAACTCGGGGTCAATCGTCACGGTCGGCTCTGCCGGCGCGGGGGGCTCCGGGGTGGGCTCAGCAGCAGGCTCAGGCTCAGCCGCCGGCTCATCCATGGCGCGGCCCAGGCCTACGGTCTGGTCGGCGGGGACGGAAACGCTGGAGACCTCCAGGGCCTTCCATCTAGTCACGTAAAAGTCGCCGCTGCGCTCTTCGATGTCGTCAATGCTGTAGGCGAACGAGACGTTTTTCGTAATGCCGGCTTCAATATCGACGCGGCGGCGGTGCTCTTCTGTTCCGCGTTCCGTAGTGTTTGGGCTCCACCGCACCGTGGAGTACAGACGGCGATCGTCACCCAGCCAGGCCTTTTCAACAACGCCCAAGACCTTGTTGGGGTCATGCCCCCAGAGCCATGGCGCGCCGTCGTTCAATCGCGACAGGTCCATGGCGCCTTGCTCATGCACCAGGATCTCGCGGCCGAAGAATCGCTCTACGGGCGCCTCGCTAGAAAACGAGAATGTGAGCGTTTCGTCGGTTTTCTCTTCCAGCTGCATGCCGCCGGGCAGCTCTCGCCGCTGGGGGCCGCGCAGCTTCGTGAGATCTAGGGTGGAATCCAAGGCCAGACAGTCGCTGGCGTCAGGCTATGGACTACCTACGCCGCCAGCGCCAACGGAAGTTGACCCACCACGGCGGCAGGGCAATGGCGTTTAATCTTCCGCCAGCGTTGATCCGTGAACCACGGTTGGCGGCGGTACCAAGCCTCAACCGGCGAGGCTTTCTTGCTGGTGTTGCACGTGGAGCAGGCCGGGATGATGTTGCTCGCCTCATCGAGTCCGCCCTTGGTCAGGGCCAGCACGTGCTCAACGGTCAGCCGTTCGTACCTGCGGTTGCGTTCATGCCCGGCATCCACTCCGCAGAATGCACAGCGGTTGCTCCACAGCGCGAAGCGGGCGTCGATTTGCTGCTGCGTGACAGGATGCAGTGCCCGTCTCCTTGCTGCGCGCTTCCACGCAGAACGGCGGCGGCTGGCTTGACGTTCTTTATCAAGGTTGACTTTGCGCCACTGGCGGCAGTATTCACGATGCTTTTCTGGGTTTACCTCTCGATACCGGCGGCAACATTCACGCATCCTGTCGCGATTGGCTTCGTAGTAACGACGGCATCTTTCGCGGTTTTCAGTGGGGTTTTCCAGCCGTTTTTGACGCTTATATTGCCGACACTTCTCGGCGTTTCTAGCGTAGTATAACCGATCTTGCTTGCGCCGATATTCAATGTTTAATCGATAGTAGCGACGGGCGAATTGGCGACAAGCGTCCGCATTTTGCGCATAATAGGCACGTTGAGCAACACGCTTTTTCTCGGCAACCGTCGGCAACAGGTGGGTCCTGACTCGGGTGTGAGTCCATCCGACTATCCTGCCGATCTCCCGAATGCCAACGCCACACGCGGCGGCCACTTCTGCCGTGATTTGGTCTTGAACAGTGAACGGCTTGGCCTTTTGCCGCCCAGTCTGCGATACTGATGCCATCGGCCTGTGTCCTCAGGTTGGTCAAGCCTCGGGCTGGTGACACAGCGCCGGGGCACACCTATTCTACATCATCTGCGGCGTCTTCGTCTTCGTCGTCATCCTCTTCCGGCTCAGGCGGCTCCACCACGGGCTCAGGCGGTTGCTCGACGGTGGGCATCAGGCCCAGTGATTCTTTCAGCTCGTTCTCCATGGCGATTTGCGCCATCACCTGCTCAAACTGCTCGCCGCTGTATTCAGTTATCAGCTCGCTGTGAGATTTCAGTAGCATCGCCTTGGCTTTTTCCATGGCGGAAACATCCTTAACTGGGTCCACCCAGTCCCATGATCTAGCCTGCCAGCGTGGAGCGTTATACCTTTCTGGGCGAGTCCAATAATCGGAGAATGCAGGCGACGGCAATTCACCCGCCAGCATCGCAGCGCGTAGCCACTCTTCAAATACGCGCTGGTGGAACACCTCAATGATCGCGCTCTGCACCACCCGCCAGTGGTCGCGATCCTCCAGCACGCTGGTGCGCATGCTGCTGTAGTTGGTGTCCGAAAAATCCTTGCTGATCGTGGCGTAGCTGCATCCGAACCCAGCCGCAAACCGCCGGGTGAGATTCTTGACCACAGCTTGGTATTGGCCATCATCCGGCCCGAAGTTCGGCGGCACCGGTTCCTGGCCAGGGTCGAGGATGTTCCAGCTACCGGGCTCAGTGTTGAACAGTTGCTGGCCGTTTTTGACCTCATCACCCTGCAGCTCACCGTCTGGGGTGCGGATCCATCCCAGCGATGCTGCCTGGACGCGCTTCCTGGTCAGATGCGCCTTTTCGTATTCCGACAGGCCATGCACCGTCGTGATCACCGACGCCAACCACGGCACGCCCCGGTTCTGCCCGATCCGCTCCGGCAGGAACACATGGATCATGTCCGCCGCCGGCACTAGGACGTGCTTCCGCTCCACGCCGCGGCGGTTCAGGCCGAGCTCCACATCGCCAGGGTGGCGGGTCAAAATTGCATACCGGGTCGGGCGGCCCCACTGGTTGATCTCGACACCCAGCCGCCATTCGTGGCCAGCGCGGTCGCTCACGCCTGATTTGTCCTCATCTAGCTGGTGCGCCTCGATCAGCTCCAGCGCCAGCGGGGTGCGGCCCTGCCCCATCGGCTGCCGCACGATCCTGATCAGGCATTCGCCCGACTCCGGCAGGCTGCCGGCCACCATCATCTCGAAGCCGTGGAACGACAGCCGGCCCGCCACGTCGCAAGTGTCTGGCCGGCACCAGCGGCGCCATGCTTCCTCCAGCAGCCGGTTGCGGCGCACGTCCTTTTCCGTGCCGTTAGGGCGCATCACCTGCCCCTGCATCTGGATCCCACGCGGCCCCACCACGTTGATCTGAGTGGTCCGCTTGGCCTGGCGGGCATAGGGGTTGTCCCTGACCAGCTGATGGCAGCGGTCGCGCAGCACCGCCAGGCTGACGCGCAGCTCGGCATCGGCGGAGGTGGTAGGTGCCACCAAGTCGTGGAGCAGCCGGTTACGCCGGGCGCCCTCAAACATCCGCTGGCCCTGCTGTCGGCCGTGCCGGGTGGTCAGGATCTGCCGCTGCAGCCAGGATCGAACACCCATCAGCTCACCCCCGTGAAGCGCACATAAAGCCGGCGCGGATCGCCGAGGCCCTGCGCGATCATCTCGGCGCGTTTTTCACGGGCGACCTCGGCCTTGAGGCGGTCGCGCCACATGATTAGATCTGGCAGGTCCACCCGGCGAACTTTCCTGCCGCCGGAACCTAAAGAGCCGATCTGATACTCAACCGCACCCGTGGCCAGGGCGCGGATCGCCTCTTCAACCGCCTCTAGGTCTTTCTGCGCCTGGCTGCGATCATCAAATGCCCCAGGGGTGCCACTGAAGGCCAGGCTCTTGCGGACGGTCAGGCTGCCGCGACCAGTGGTGAGCGGTGCGCCGTTGACGGTGCTGACAATCTGCAGCTCCCAGCTGCCAGCTGCCATGGTGGCCGTCGTGGCGGCGCTCAGCTCCACCTTCCAGCCGTCGTCAGTGTCGGTGGCCACTGCCTCGATACCGGCGCCAGCTGCTGCAGCGCGAAACCACACGCGAACGGCAGTGGCGTCAGGGTGAACGCGCAGCTCAATCCAGGAGACCGCGTCAGATTGGTAGAGCTCGGCCGGCTGGGTCATATCACCTTGAATGATCGTGCCCGGCGCGGCGCGGGCTCTCCCTTAGAGGCTACGGAGGCCGCCAGTTGTGCCGCCAGCTGGTCCCACATGGTTTGACGGTTGTAGCGGCGCTTGAGCAGCTCCAGCATCGCTAGGCAGTACACCTTCAGGTCAAGCGGTTCGTTGCGGGCGCCGCTGGGCTTAACCCATTCCAAGACTTGAAACCCTTTCACGTAGCGCGGTTGCAGCCGCTCACAGGTGAGGCCCTGCAGGTAGTCTTCCGTGGTGGCGTCGTCGAAGTTGATGTAGCCGTCGCCGGGCTCTTCAATCTTGAGGCGGCTGTAGATGGTCCGCTTGATTGCGTGCGTGCCGATCATGTAGAGCGTGACGCCACCCTTCACGGTCTTGCCCCTGAAGGTCACGTCCTGCTTTGAGCCTTTGCCGAGCGGCGGCGCGTTCTTTTGGCTGCTGCCCTTGATAGCCACCACACCCTCTTTGGCGTACCGGCGGCAGTAGTCATACCCCTCACTGGTGTAGTGGCCGCCGGTGTCAACCGCGCAGTGGATCGCCTTCAGTTTGCCGCCGTTTGCGTGCGGCCATTCGATCTCGCGGATCGTCGTCACCTGATCCCAGACGTGATCCTGCCCCGGATCGCCCTCGATCTTCTGGTGCCAGATCCGCCAGGCCTGCTCAGGCTTGCCGCGGCCGTAGCCCCACACAGACACCTCCAGCCAGGTGTCCTGCACGTCCACGGCCATCAGCACCGCAAGTACGCCATCCGGGCAAGTGCCGTGGCCGTAGCCGCCGACGCGGGCCATCAAGCCATCGGCGCTCACCTTCGCCAGGCTCTCATCCTCCCATGCCTCAGCGGCCCGCTTGTTGACCCAGCCCTTGAGCAGCAGCGGGTCCGCCTTGGCGCGCAGGAACTCATCGCGGATCTTCTCCCAGCTCAGCCAGCCATACGGCGCATACCAGCCCGGCAGGTGAAAGCCCGCCGTCTCGCCGTCGCCCTTGGCCGTAGGTGTCCAGATCCCGCCGGCCAGCATGGCGGTCTTGTGGTGCTGCGCCACCCGTTCATTGCATAGCGGGCATTGGCACCACACCTCGCCGTCGCGCTTATCCCATACCATGTGCGGCCACTCGATCACGGCATGGCCGCCGCAGCAGGGCATCAGGGCGCCGTAGCGGCGGCGGTCGCTGCGCACCTCGAACTCGCTGGTGATCCTGCAGGCGCCGCGGCTGCCGGGGGTGGAGGTGACCAGCGCCTTGCGGTCGGGGAAGTTGGTCTGGCGGGCCTCGGCATTCTCCAGCGGGTCGCCCTTGTCATCCATCTCCAGCGGCAGGGATGACACCTCATCGGCCCACACGTTCTGCGCCGGCATGCCCTGCGCAGCGCTGCCGCTGTTGCCGCCGATGATGCTCACCAGCATGTCGCCCTGAAACTCCTTTAGGAACATCGCGTTCGCCGCGTCCCTGGACTTTGTGCTGATCGACTTGGCCGCCACCGCCGGGGAGTCGGTGAATAGCGGCGTGAGGCGCTGGCGGATCTGCCGCTTGGCAAAGCTCTCGGTCGGGAACATCGCCAGGAACGGCGACGGGTCCAGCGCGATCGTGCGGCCTAGCCAGTTCAGGCCCACCTCCGTCTTGCCGGTCTGGCTGCCGAAGATCAGCACCACCCGCTTGATGCGCTTCTCCTTCGGGCTGAGCAGATCCATCGGCTCGCGCAGATACGGCGCCCGGTCAGTGCGCCAGCCGCCAGGCTCAGAGCTGCTGCGGCGGGTCAGGATCCGGTTCTGATCCGCCCACTCGCTGACGGTCAGGTCGAGCGGCGGCTGCAGCGCCTCGATGAACGCCTGGCGGTAGAGCGCGGCACCGTCAGTCATTTGCCAGCCCTCGCAGCGCCGTGTGAATCTCGGCCTCCAGCAGAGCTTTGATCGCCTCGGCGTCCTGCATCGTCGCCAGGCTTGCCGCATTGCGGCCAGGGATGATCAGCAGCAGGTCGCGGACCTGGCGGCCCAAGCGGCTGGCCTCTTTCGTCACGCCATCATTTGGCACCAGCTCGCCGCGCTTGGCCAGCGCATCCATGCGTGCGACCTCGGCCAGGTAGTGCTCTTTGCGCTCTCGGCTGACATCGAGTCCTGGGATCTGATCCTCAGGCAATCCCATGATCAGCGTCTTGAGCTGGTCAGGGGTGGGCTTGAGTATCTCGCCAGCCGGCGATCCGTTGTCAGACTTCAGTGGTCGGCGGGCGCGGGCCCTTGCCTCGGGTGACAGCTTTTCTGATCCGTTGCGCTTGGTGTTGCGGTCCCAAAGATCCAGCGCTTTGTCACGGTCGAGCATGCGCTTGCCGCCGTTTTCGACGATCGCATCTTTGATTCGGTTTTTTGCCGCAATCGTCACCGCTGGCGCAGAAACACCTTTCAATCGGGCGAAATCGCTGAAACTGATCAGCACTTAAACAGGCCTGCGTGCATTTAAGTTAAGGCTAAGGCCTTGCTTAAGTGGGCCGACAAGGGGTGGGGGATCGTGTGCCTGACTGCGATCTGGGGTTAAACGCTCTCAAATTCGTCCGCTGGTTTTGAGACGTACTTCGCATACACCGCAGTCCGCGTTTTCCCCAGGAGGACCCGCGCCATTATCACGCTACCGTCATGCCCGCAGCCACAGCTATCACCTGCCCTCACCCGAACCCAGCCCGCTTCAGCTCCCGCTCCAGGCTGCTCCTGATGAGCCGGGGATAGGTGCGGTCGATCTCCTCATTCAGCAGCCGCACGATCGGGAAGCGCTGCTCATGGTTGGGTGCATCGTCCAGCACCATGAAGGCCGTCTCCACGTCGCGGCTGTCCCCGCCAGGCGGGCGGTAGAGGATCGCCCGACCTGATCGCGACATGAAGAACTGGCCAGCCTGGGCCCGCTTGCGCTGTGACCGTGCGCTGCCGCTGGCATTCATGTAGGACAGGCTGCCCTGATACGCCTTCAGCTGGCTCAGCACCATCGACATAGTGCCGCGTGGGACGTTGCCGTAAGGGTCTCCCTGCCACTCGCGGCGGGGCACGATGTACTGGCCGCGGCCGATGGCGCCAGCACCGCGTAGGACCGACTCAGAGCGCTTGTGCGAGCGGTCCCCGCCACGGGCCATGGCCGAGAGGTACTTGCCGGCTGGCGTGCCCTTGGCGGCGAACTGCTTGAAGCCCACCTCGGCGCTGAGCCTGTTCGGGTTGGCGAAGCTCACGTAGGTGCTGCGCTGGGTGAATGGCGTAGGCCGATCGATGTAGCGGCTCATGCTGTCGGTGATGGCCCTCTGTCCAGCCTTGGCGCTGTCGGTCATGGCCTGGGCCACGGCATAGCGGAACTGGAGATCCGTCAGCAGCGCCAGCTTGCCGACCTTATCGGGGATGTTGGTTGTGATCGAGAGCTCCAGCATCACCCGTCGTCCTCTCCCACGGCCAGCAGCTCCCCCAGCTCCATCCGCTGCAGCTCCAGATCAGTCGGCAGATCCCAGGCGGCGAACTCGTCAGGGTCGGCGGCCGAGGTGACGGTTAGGCAGCCGATGGTGTGCCAGCTGCTGACCCAGTTGAGGATCAGCTCCTGCCACCAGGCCAGCCACGGGGTCGAGCGGTCTAGCAGGTGCCAAGGGGTGGCAGCGCGTTTCACGGTGGCAGGGCATCTGCGCACAGTCTGCCAGCGGGCATAAAAAACCCCCGCCTGCCAGGGCGAGGGTTGGGGTCCACTCGATGCGCCATGCACCGAGGGCAGTGTAGGGGATGGCCGTTAGGCGGCGGCCAGCTGGCGGCGCTGGGCAGGCTGCTTAGCCTCGCTGCTGGTGAAACCCTGATAGCCGTACTTGGCGGCCAGCGTCTCCAGCCCGCCGGGGTTGCTGCGGCTCTTGCCACACCATGCGGGCTTCCAGTACCAGCAGCTGCGGCCGGAGTGCCAGCGGCACTGCTGAGCCTTGAGCTGATCCTTGACGGGCTTGGTGTCACCCTGCACCCAGATCCAGTAGCCGATCAGGCTGATCTCCAGGTTGGGGA